TCGTCGGCGACATCGCCCTGGGCGGGCTGGAGCTAGCNACCCTTGTGGTGATGGTCGTCGGCATAATCAGGTACTTCACAAAGCTGGACGGCAGGCGGGTTATCCTCCTAGTGTTCGGTGTGTCCATCGCCGCTGTGGTAGCGTATAACGTGCTCGAAGGCGGTATGCCCCTCGGGTCAGCAGTGCTAGCGGCAATCTCCGTGGCGCTAACGGCCATCGGTGGCCACCAGACAGTAGGCAAGTGGCTCAAGGACCTGCTTGGTGTGGGAAAAACGGAAGGCCAGGTTGGTACCGAATAGACGGCGTAGGCTGGGTCTACAGGCGTGAGACTATCAACTCCCCGCCGACGCTGGATGACTCAGCGGCCCGCGAGTGGCAGCGCAAAGGTGCGAAGCTCAATGTGCCGCCTCCTACCTTCTCCATTACGTTCAAAGCCGAAGACGGTACGGTGCTGGTGTGGGACCGGGAAGCTCGCAAGTGGGTTCCATTAAAAAGATAAGGCGGGGGAGTCAATCCCCCGCCTTCTTCTTTTTGTGCTGCTGGATGATCGCCTTGGAGTACGCTAGCAGGGCTCGTCGTGAGAAGTCCGAGAGGTACCCTTCCACCGCCCCGTGTCGCACCTTGCAGGCGTACTCCACGACCTTCCGCTCCCGCTGCGACATACGGATGAACAACGGTGTTCCCCTTGTTTTTAGATCGCTCTCCGGCGTCCCCTTCTGTCGCCGGGGCACATAGTCCCCTCCTCTCCATCAAATTTGCAGGACGGAGAGAAGGGAGAGCACCCACTCAAGCTGCGACGTGTCCTGATCCCGCTCACGGAGAACCCGGATACGGTGGTTGATAGCCTCAACCAACAGCGGTGCCGGGACTTCCGCGGAGGTTGCCACCGCTTGCTGCTGATCCGCGGCCTCAGTCTTCGGAGCAGGCTCTTCGGCCTCCGGCTCCTCCACCAAGACGACCGTGGTTGTGGCGGCGCTTTCTGCCTTTCCCTTCGGCTTGCGCCCACGCCTCTTCGGCGCAGGGGCCTCCGCTTTTTTCGGCTGTGGCGTTTGGGGCTCCTCTTCCTCCTCCTCGTCCACAGACAAGTCCTCAACCTCCTCATCGAGATCGTCTAAATCCAGGTCCCCGAAGTCCAGGTCCTCAAGACCCTCCAGTTCGAGATCCAGGTCCTCAGCTTGCTTCTTCGCCATCTTGACTCCTCTCCTCCCTAGTAGTATGCACATATTCGTCAACATATTCGTCAATAGCGTCAAGCACTTTTAACGCTTGCTTGACACTACGCACCACCACGACAATCGCTTTCCCCTTCTGGCGCATTTCCTGCTGTGTGGCGGCTTGCAGCGGTGTCACCCTTGCGTCGTCCACCTTCACCTCCATCGCCACAAACAGCCCGCGGTATGCCCCGAGGATGTCTGGCACTCCCCCTGTGGAGTAGCGGGGGCCAGCGTGGTACTTGACCCACCAGCCCCCGCGCTTCCGCAGGGCGCGGAGGATAGCGCCTTGCAGGTAAGCTTCCCTCATAGGTCGTCGTCAAACTCCAGGTCGTCGTCCTCCACCAGATCGTCCTCAGCANNGTCCTCCTCCACATCGTCTTCCTCGGGTTCGGGCTCGTTCTTGCCGTAGGGCTTGATGTTTTGCAGGATCTGGAACTTACCACCCTGCTTGCCCTCTTGCACCCTCGCCTCCGCGATGAGCGCCTTCCCCTCCAGCTTGGAAAGGTTAAGAGCCGCCGCCTTGTTGGGCACCTCGAAGCCGATGCCCTGGACCAGCTCCCGCAAGGCACGCAGGCCAGGGGCGTTGAAGTTGTAGAAGATCNTTACCTTGCGGCCCTTGTGCTTCTCGGGAGCTAGCACGAGGAATTGGATTTCCACACGCTGCTCGCCGCTTTGCGCCTGCCCGGCCCTAGCCTCCACAATGCGGAGCACGTACTTGCCTTCGGGCAGTACGTATGCCTCACTCGCCAGATCCCACGGAACGATGATCTTCTTAGGCGCTGTCGCCATCGTTGTCTTCGCCTCCTGTCAAGATTTTCCCGTAGTACTCCATGATCTTGTCCCACGTCGGGTTTGCAATCGCCTTGGGCATGACACCATACCTGTCCGCCGCCATTGTCCCCGGCCTGTCAAACGCCATGCGGAACTGGAGCTTCCCGTCCTTGTGGACCCGGTAGGCGTACCCGATGAGGCTCACAAGCCCCAGCAGGTAGCTCCGCACGGAAGGTTGGAGGTCGGGGACGTACCATTCCACCTCCTGTGTGCCGGTTTCCTCGTCGGGCGCTTCGTCTGTCCGTTCGTGGCAAACCCAAATCTTGTGCATGGGCAGGCTACGGTACATGGTGATCCAATGCCGCATGATGCGCGCCGCCCGCCCGTAGTCGTCCTGCTCCGCCTTGTAGGCGCTCTTGCGTGGGTCGCGCTGGACCTTCTCCGCAAGCACGTGCTGGAGCGCAAGCTCCATCGCCATCGTCGCCGTGTCCCAGGCCACGGCCTGGAACGGGTGCTTCTGCGTCTTGAGGATCCAGTACCACAGGGCCACGTCGTTGAACGACTCGATTGCCACCCGCTTCCCTCGGAAATTAGGGAACTTCTGCTTGGTGATGATGCTGGATCCCTGGTCGAAGTCGANGATGAGGATGTTCGGGATGCTCCCGAGGAAGTGGGTCTTCCCCCGCTTGGGCTTCCCGTACACCACCATCTCCAGCCATTGGGCGGCCTGGCTCGGCGTCTCGGCCTTTTTCCACGCCGCACGCATGGCCTCGACGTCGGGAATCTCATACGGGTTTGCCAGCGCCGTGCGCTCGTTAGCCTCGGNCATTCCTGCTCACCACCTCGAAGCGTTCTCTCAAAACATGCTCGATGTTGCCGCCCTGGATCTCGATGAGGCACAGGTCCTTGTACTCGCAATCCCAGCGACAACGTGTCCGGTCCAGCGTGCGCGGGTAGTAATCCTTTGGAGCCAGCAGCTTTGCCGCCTCCATCATTTCACGCTTCTCGTTTTCCAACCGCTGCTTCGTGACCGTCACGGCCCAGCGATCGAAGAACGGTTTTTGCTCCCTGGCGATTTGCTCAAGAACGTCCTTGTAGTCGTCGGGGTTCAGGCCGTGCTTTTGGATGGTGTTGTAGTAGGTCCAGTAGTCGGTGTCAATCTTGGCTTTGCTGAGAGTTCCGTCCTTATTCAGTTTCGGCTCTGCCGGTACACGGTCGCGGATGTAGTCGTAGTAGACGACCACCCCCTTGATCTTGTTGCCCAGTAACCCCTTGCGCCGCAGGACCTCCTCCATGCCCAGTACGTAGCGCGGGCCCTGGTTGTCCAGTAGCCGGTCCTCCTCGTCAGGGATGGTCCCGACGACCTTGTGGTCCATGATGACCACCTGGTTCCATTGATTGAGGAACACCAGGTCGCACTTGAACGTAAAGGGCACAGGCAACCAGTCGAGCTTAATGGTAATCTCCTGTTCCACCCACAAGATCTTCCGCATGATCCTGCGGTCGTGGTCTTCCCAATACAGCGTGTAGCGCTCGAAAATCTTCCATGCCTGGTCGGGCAGGTCTTTGCCCAACAACTCCTTCTCCTCGTCGAAGAGCGGGTTCCACCACTCCTCCAACAGTTGCTGGTGCTTGTACCCGGCAGCCACCAGTCCATCCCGACCGTCCTTGATAGCGCCGTAGAACGCCGCCAGCAGTTCGTGGATCCACGTGCCGCGCTCAATCTTCGCGCCCTTAATCCTCGGCACGTAGCCGAGAACGTAGCGGTACTCCGCCTTCTTCTGGCAGCGCTTGACGGTTTCCAGAAGGGTGTGGCTGATAGTAGGTGCTATCGTAGCGGCAGGCATGGTCTCACCTCCTGCCTCTACGATAGCACAATATGATAGATCATGCAAGCACTTTTTCGTATTTGCCCCAAGATGAGCCAATGGAAACTTCTGCCGCCAGGGGAATGGGGAAACGGTAGCCGAATTGGCGCTCCACGTAGGCGGGGGTTTCTTCTTCCATTGTCTTCTTGACGAGTTCTGCCACAGCCATGGCGTGCTGATCCGGGCACTCCAGCAAAATCGAGTCGTGAACCTGGCCGATGACCACAGCCTCCAGATCTGGCCGCTCCTTCAGTGCTTTGTCCACCAGCACCATCGCCGCCAGGGTGAAATCGCTAGCGGTTGCTTGCACGGGGCTGTTAATAGCCTGGCGCACAGCTTCGGAGCGCAGGTACTTGTCCTGGCTGTGGACATCCGGCAGGTGCCGGACTCGCCCCAGCGGGCTGACCACATAGCCGTGGCGAAGGACGAAATCCTCCACCTCACGGTGCCACGCCACAAGGCCAGGGTACAGTGAGAAGAAGCGGTTGCGCACCTGCTGTGCTTCCTCCAGCGTGAACTCCAGGTCGTACTGCTCAAAAGCGTAGCGCACGAAGTTGCGCGCCCCCATGCCGTACAAGAACCCAAAGTTCACCGACTTGGCGCGCTGGCGGTCTTCCTTCGTCACCTGGTCCANAGGCTTGCCCGTGATGGTCGCCGCGGTCAGCGTGTGGATGTCCTCACCGCGCTGGTACGCAAGCATCATTCGCTTCTCGTTCGCCAACGCAGCGGCCACACGAAGTTCAATCTGCGAGTAGTCTGCTACTACCAGCTTTCGCCCAGGCGGTGCCGTGACAACGGAGCGAATCTCGCCGTCCCGTGGGACCTGATGCAAGCTCATGCCCATCTTCTCCCGCGGGAACGTCTGCACATTGGTGCAGGCCAACCTGCCGGTGACGGTGCCTGTGATGTTGTAGTTAGACCGCAGGCGCCCGTCCGGCGTGAGCTTTCTGGACCACGGTTCCAAGTAGCTGCCGATGTACTTCTGGTGCTTGCGGTAGTCGAGAATGGCTTGGATGAGCTTGGGACTGTACTGCTTCACACGCTTCAACGAATACTCGCTGGTGGTCGGTGCTCCGCCGTCCGTAAACTCCACCACGGGTAGCTGCAGTTCTCCAAACAGTATCTGCGCCAGCCATTGCGGGCTTGACAGCTTCACTTCGGACGGCTCCTTCTTCAGNAGCTTCGCCGCCCGCAGGGTGGCACGCCGCATTTCCTTGCGAGAGTGCTCCATCGCACGCTCCAACTCGTCACGACTGACGGGAACGCCTACCTGCTCCACTCCCTGCAGCACCCTGCTAACCCTGACCAGGAATCCATGCAGACGTTTTTGCTGCGGTGTCATGCGCCGCCGCAACTCGTCAAACAACATCCTCTCAATGGCGGCGTCCAGCGCGGCGTATCGAGCCAAATCCTCCAGGGGAGGAGCCGGGATTGCNTAGCCCTTTTGAATGGCGTCGGCGATTGCTTTGAAGTGGTCCGCCATGAGGTGCTTCCATGTTGGGATGCCCAAGTANCGGGAGGCTACGGCCTCCACGCTCTTGGGCGAGGTTTCGTCCATCAAGTGCGCCATGATGATGGTATCGGCTTTGAGCTTGGGCGCTACTAGACCGAAGCGGTCCAGCCAGCGGCAGTCGAATTTCCCGTTGTGAGCAACCCACACCACGGGGAGGCTATGTACTTGGCGTAGCAGCTTCTCCATTTCCTGCCGGTCCCCGGTGCGCTCTGGGTGGTTCAGGAGGACGACATACGCCTTTTCGGGTTTGGCGCAGTAGCTGATACAAATGATGTCCGAATGCTCCTGCTGCTCGTCCAGGCCGTAGGTTTCGATGTCAAACGCGACCACTGCTTGGCGCTTCAGGTCCTCGTACATCTGACGGATGCCCTGCTCGTCCCGGACGACCACCACCTCCACGTCCGGGAGCGTCACTCTTTTCCCCGCACCACCTGAGCGAACCGCCCAATGCACTCCTTGAACCGAGTCATCTGCTGTGGAGACCTCAGAGCTGCGGCGGGGTGCAACGACGGCATGACGATGAACCCCTGCCACTCATAAGGCGTCCCAGCGTGGTCCGTGATGCTCCCCTGGCCGCCTAACGCCTTGTACGCGGTGGCCCCCAAGGCCAGGATGTACTTGCACCCCATGTCCCGCAGATACTCAAGCTCCGCCTGCAAATACGGCAGGCACCGCTTGATCTCCCCCTGCTTCGGCGTGCGGTTGTCGGGCGGGCGGCACTTAACGACGTTGGTCACGTGCGCCGACTCCCGAGTCAGCCCATGCCGCGCAAGCTCGTCCCACAGAAGCTGCCCGCTGGGGCCGACGAACGGTAGTCCCTGGCGGTCTTCCTCTGCGCCAGGGGCCTCCCCGACCACAGCAAAGGTGGGCTTGTCGTTGGGGGTATCTGGTGCCATGCAGACGGTGACGGCTGTTTCGTGTAGAGCGCAGTCGGTGCAAGCGCAAGCGCTAGGCATGGCCTTTTTCTTCCTCCTTCCGTTTCTTCGCCGCGGCGATCAGCTTCGGGGCGCACTCTTCGCAGACGTAGAAGTACCGGTAGCCTCGGACCAAAAACCCTTTGGGCACCCGCTTGAGCAGCTCGGTGCGCTTCCACACCTCACAGATAGGGCACCTACCCCAGGTTCTTAGCTCGTGCGATGTCATGCTCCCACCTCCTGACCAATTCCGACAGAATCTCCTGGCGTGTGAGCTTGCGGTTCAGGGCTTCGTACACAGCCTCGTCCACCGTGTCCTGGGCGATGATGTGGAGATAGCGGCAGGTGCGCGTCTGCCCTGCCCGATGGATGCGGTCTTTGGCTTGCTGGTGGATGTCTGCGGCCCACTCGGTGGAGTAGAATATGGCTGTGCTCGCGGCGTGGAGCGTCACGCCTACGCCTAGCGATGCTATCTGACAGACCAGGACGCGGGGAGAGTCAGATGTCTGGAAGCTCTTGATGATTTTGGTTCGCTCCTTGCCTTTGACCTTTCCTGTGATAACTCTATGATCGACCCCCATACGCTTTAGGACGTTGGAGATTCCCTTAATTTCCGCCAGAAACCGCGCCCATATAACAAGCTTGCCCTGCTCGTTTTCAACTAGNTCCTGCAAGGCNCGNAGCTTGTGGTCGCCTACAAGCTGGNCNNNNANAAATCCTCCTGCCACCTGATGCAGNCGCAAAACGAGCGTAGCCGGGTTGCCCACGGTAATGCGCTCCCCGTTGGCAAGCGCCACCACAAGCTCCTTTTTCAACTGGTCGTACAGGTTACGGCAGCGCTTGTCCATGACCACAGGGATGCGCTGGTCAATGACAGGCGGCAGGTCAAGCTCGTCCTTCCGCACCCTTATGACAACATGCTTGATGCGCTGCACAAGCTCGTCCACGTTCTTGTGACCTATGATTTCCGTGCCGTAGTAGCCGCCCATAACGCAGTATCTGTTTCGAAACTCGCCGATGGTGGGCGGCAGTGCCTGCGGGTCTACCATCTTAATCTGATAGTAGAGGTCGGCGTAGCTCTTGGGCGCAGGCGTGCCCGACATGCACACCACATAAGGGACATGGCGCGCTAGATATAGCGCGCGCTTGGTACGAATGGCCGTGTAGTTGCGCAGGTAGTGGCTCTCGTCAAACACCACCAGGTCTGGCCTGTACTCCTCAGCTAGGAACTTGGCGTACTGGTTGAGGGTGTCGTAGGTGACGACGAGCCAGATCGGCGTGATAAAANCGCCAGTGTTGATTTCCTCCACAACCTGCGTGACACGGCTCAACTTATCCCAGTCGTTCCGTGAAAAGATGCTCACAACGGCGTGTTGCTCACTCACCCGCCGTGGACAGTTCGCCTTGATCTCATCCACCCATACACCTACCACCGCCAGCGGGCACACCACCAGCACCCGCTTGATGCGGCCCGCCTGGTGGCTGGCGTAGACGTAATCCACAATGGTTTTTGTCTTGCCGGTCCCGGTATCCGCCCACAACAGAGCGGAGCCGATCTTCCACAGTCGTTTCAGAACTCGTTTCTGGTGCTTCCACAGCGGACGATGTGGTTTATACTTCACACCCGCCACTCCCAAATGTTCTACCTGCAATCACGTTATATCACATGCTCTTGCGTTAGCGCAAGCGGTTTGCTAATCTAATCGTGCATAGGAGGTGGACGGTTACATGGAACGCAAGGTGATCGTTACATCCGTCACCGACGCCTGCCGCCGCCTGCGTGTTGGGCGGGCTACCCTTTATCGGTGGCTGGACAAGCAGCAGATAGCTGCCGTGAGGAAGCCTGGCGGCAAATGGAAGATTTTCCTTTTGCTGGTGAACGATGATGCTTTCACGCTACCCCACAGCGCTCTCCCTCAACTATTAGG